AAACTTAGGTTTTGCTTATGCATTCAGACTTGCTATGACTCGTCATAAGGTCATAGTGTATTAATTATAAAGGATTTTTATGGCAATTCAAAATTCAGGCGGATTTTTATCTGCAAAAGTTACGGCAATTTACGACAGAATGTTACTTACTCGTGCGGTAGACAATCAAGTATGGGATATGTTCGGACAAGCTAAAACTGTTCCTGCAGGCTCAAATACAAAGAAAGGTTTCGCATATAGATACAAAAATATCTTACCTGCAACTACTCCTTTAGCTGAATATGACGGTACTGTAAAAGGTGCTAACAAAATCGTTCGTGAAGAAGTAGAATATGCAGTTGGTCACTATGGTGATTACATCATTTATACTGACGAACTTGACTTATATGACTACGATAATATCCAGTCATCTTTCATGGACATCCTTGGTGACCAAGCTGATATGACTGTAGAAACTATCCGTCGTGATGTTCTACGTGGTGGTACTAATGTTATTTATGCAAATGGTGCTGTATCTCGTTTAGCTATGGTTGACGCTGAAGTTGCTTCTGCAGGTGATGGTCTTGCTGTACTAAATGACTTCAAAATCGCTGCTCTTAAACTTAAGAAACAACGTGGTCGTAAATTTAAAAAGGTAATTGCAGGTACTGTTAAAGTTGGAACTACTCCAATTCGTTCTGCATATATCGGTGTTATTTCTCCTGAAGTAACTGAAGATTACCGTGGTCTTGATAAATGGAAAGATGTTGAAGATTATGCTGATTACAGCAAATCAATCAATGAAGATGAAGTTGGTGCATTAGGTGATTTCCGTTTCGTAGAGTCATATAACAATGACCCTGTAGAACAAGTTGCAACTGATACTGAGACTTACAATGTATATCTTACTATCTTAATGGCAATGGATGCTTACGCTACAACTACATTACGTGGTAAAGGTGGTATCAAATCTATCACTAAACCTCTTGGTTCTGCTGGTGCAGCTGACCCTCTTGACCAATATGGTACAATCGGTTGGAAAGCAATCACTGGTGCAGCTATTCTTAATGAAGCATGGTTAATCCGTATGGAACAAATGGTTTCATTAGAAGATTCAACTGAGAAACACTACTACGACTATACAGTATAGTAGCTAGCTAGGGCTTAGGCTCTGGCAATATAAACAACTAATATAAAAGGAGCCTTAATGGCTGAAACAAAAGAAAACCCTACTTCAACTGGTACTAAACTTGGTGAAGAACTAGGTAAACCCGATACTAAAGGCAATAACACTGGTATTGCTAAAGTAAGAAAACACAAAACTCTTGGTGAATACAAAAAATGTATTGTTCACTTAACTAGACATGCTCAAGCTAATAGCAACGTATTCGTATCTATTGGACTATACACTGCTGAATTTAAACCTGAGATTGAAGTTCAATTGCCAACTGCAATTATAGATTTCTTAAAAGGTGCAAGCACAGTTGAGCATTACTTTGATGCAACAGCTAAAACTGAGAATGGAAACACTGGTGCTCACCTTAGTCGTCTAGCGAAGAAGTATATCGTAGAACTGGTATAGATTCATGCCATTTTTTGAGGGAGCTGCGGGAGCAGTTGCTGGTCAAGCGGCAAATCAATTAGGTTCAGATGCAATTCTTCAAAGTATTTTCAATCCTGCTATGATACAAGGAACTGATGCTATAGTTAATTCTGCACTAGCTCCATCAATAGCTAATATTGGTGTAGAGGGTGGAATGGATGCATTATTAAATGCTTCATTAGGGAATGCCGCTATAGGTAGTACCGCACAAAATGCTTTACAGCAAGGTGCTGGTAATATATTCGGTGTCGGTACAAACATGGGTGAACAAAGCTTTGGTAGTCAACTCTCAGATTTATTCGGAGATAAGGGATTTAACCAAGCTGTAGATACAGGATTCAAAGGCTTTCAACTAGCAGATACTATGGGTGCTAGAAAAGATGCTCAGAAATTTCAGAATGAGCAATTAGCTATGTCCAAGGATGCATATAATAGGAACGTTGAGGCTGATGAAAAAAGACAGTCACTCAACTTTTAATTATGGCTATGCAGTTTAATCCATACAAGACATCGGCTGTACCAATTGGAAGTAATCAATCAGTTATAGCACAACTAACCGGACAGGTTGGGAATGCAATTGGTGGATTAGGTCAATCGGTACAAGATGTAGGAACGGGAATTCGTTCAAGTAAAGTTGCTGAGTTAATTGGCAGTGGAGCATTGAAAGGAATGAATGAACAGCAAGCTAGACAGGCTATAACATTAGCAGGTCAAGGTGCAGTGGACAAACAGACACAGAGCAATATTAATACTCTTCTCGGTGGTAAACAATCGGCTGAGCAAGCTAAGGTATTGGCTGATGCGAAACTTATGGCTGGAGATAAAGCTAATGCATTGACTCAACTTGGTATTAAATCAAGAGAGGACATTGCTAAACGTAGTGATGCTACAAGCAGAGCAAACGTTAAAACAACAACTGACCTATCTAGTTCTAATAGACTATTGAATGAAATGGCGGATATAGAATCAGCTAAGGTTGCTCAGAAAAATAAACTTGAACAACTTGGCTTACAAGCTTCGTTGAAACCAGGTGCTAAGACTGATGTTAAAGATATTGCAAAAGATATTAAAACTATGGGTGGTATCGATGAAATGATTGATAGTGCTCAGAATAAGATTAGTGACAGACAGACATTTGTTGAAAGAGATTATTCTCAGAAGTCAAAAGACACTGTAAAAGGAGCTGTAAAAAGTTCCATACTAAATAACAAGTATTTGGCTGACCAATTCAGAATAGACCCAGAGGGATTTACTACTATGGTAATAGACCAACTTGGTACTACTGATGAATCATTATTCAATCCATTTGGAGAGGATGAGTGGATTCCAAATATAACTAAAGATACAATTGCTGACTTAGAGAAAAAGCTAAAGGCAATGAAGGGGAAATAATATGGCTGATAGATTAAGTGATATAGATTTATATGAGGGACTCACTAAACGTGGGGAACTCCGTGACGCTATACTCGACCCAGTAACAAGTGGAGAAACATTCGTTAATGAAGTTGCTCTAGGTGGTGCTGGTGCTATAAGAAATATTAGTAACCTACTAGGCAACGTACCTGATGTTCTACTAGAGGGACGTGATAGTGCAGCTTTTAAGAACACTAAGAAAGTACTCGAAGATAGAACAAAGGGTGATGCAGATAGAATATTAGATTTGCTTAAAGTTCCATTTCAAGATACTGCATACAGTCCGACTGATGCAATACTTGGAGAGGGAGTAACTACAGGTTTATATGAATCTATAGAAAAAGATAAGCAAGCTCTACTTAAGAAGCAAGAGTTAGGAAAACAATTTAGTGGCGGTGGTTTCGGTACCGTCGCTGCTGAGATGTTCATGGCTACTCCAATTATGCGTGCAGGCTCAATGAGAAGCACAAGTAAAGCATTGGAACTTGGTTTAAGTAAAGTAGACACTGCTAAAGCTGTAACCGTAGATGCATTGCGAAATGCTGGTATATTCGGTACTACTGAGTTTGGCTTAGCTAAACTATATGGTAAGACCGATGAAGAAGCGACAGGTAACGCACTTGCAGCTGCAGCTTTAGGTCTAGTTGGTAGCCCACTAGTTGGAGCAGGTAAAGGAATAGCACGTAGTTTAGGTGCAGAAGAGAGAGCTCTTAGAGCTGACTTTGAAGCAGGCGGTAGTCGTGCAGGTGGTGGTAAACCTCCTGAGATGGACGACCCAGACTTAGCTTTCCAAGAACCTAAAACTCCAATGACTGAAGCTCAAAAAAGTAAAACAATAGTCGAAGACGTTGAATATGATGTTGTTAGTCCAAAAGAAATAGATGGAGAACCGTTAACCGGTCAGACATTTGTTCCAACTGTAAGTAACCCTAAGAAGTACACTTACAAGTTCGGTGTCAATGGTAGGGTTTATAACGAGCAAGCACATTTGCTTGCACCACAAGGCACTGCTGAACAAAAGGCTTCGTTGAAGATTAGACAGAAAGGATTGGTTGAAAATGCAGAAGCAGAAGTAAACCGTAGACTTGAATTCTATGACAAGGACCAAGCGTTACGTTCAGCGTACGGACAAACACAAACTAAGTTCAAGGGCAAAAAAGAATTGTCCACAACTGAATCTATGGCCAAAAGGACTTCCTTTGAGAAAGCTCAATACCGTAACATTCTGAAAGATGATAATGTTGCAAGAGAAGTGAAACTTGAAGCTAGAAAGAAGTTAGAAGATATTCGAGATGTAAACGTAGTTAAAGAAACTGCTGCTCAACTTAAACGTGGAACTGAGAAGTTCTTGAAGCAACGTAAACTTAAAGAGCCAAGTGGACTTAAAGAACGTGACATTGATTTGAATGCTGAACATGAAGCCTACGTAAAGTCATTAGGAAACAAAGGTGGAAAAGACCAACGTGGAACTTTTGATTTAGGCACAACTAAAGGTCGTAGAGAATTACTTGGTGGTGTAACTAAAACTATGGATAAAGAGAAAGCTATCAAAGCGATAGACAACTTAGAAATCCAAGAGAAGTTACGAGCTAAGGACTTCGATTATAAAAACATTACTGATGAGCAACGTAAATTATATCGTGATGAGATAGCTGAGATTGAAGATTACTTCCACACAGTATCTGACATCAATGCATTCAAAAAGGGTAACCTTACTCCAGAGCAATTTCGCTTTAGAGCTAAGCGTAGACTTGATGAACAACTCGCAAAAGGTGAAGATGGTAAACCATTAACAAAAGAAGAAGCGGAAGAAGTAATAACTTCTAACGTTAAAGCTTATGAAGAAATTGGTATACACGTAGAGAAGCCTGAGTTGAAAGTTACTGACGATTCAGTACAAGCTCCAAAGAAAGGCAAAGGTAAAACTAAGCCAAAAGAAGAACCTGATAGAACCGCAGATATTGAAAAGGCGAAGAAGATACATGAAGACTTAGTCAGCACTATTAAGAAGTTTAGAGATACTGGGTTAAACCCTAGACGTACTTCCAAAGCTGGTGACAAAGGTGGACAACTAAAACTTAGTAAAAATATAGTTGATGATATCAAAGATGGAATACTCTCTGATGTTGAGATAGCAAATAAGACTGCACCTAACGTTCTGAATGAAGGACGAAAGGAAGCCATTGAAGCTGCTAGAGCACTTGCAAATCGTAAGGTTAGCGTAACTAAAGCTAAGGAATTAGGAATTAAGAAACCTGTTGGATTGCCTCAGAATATCCTATTCAAAGATACGGTTGTGGATGCTAGTAACTCTGTAATGCAGGTTGCTACTGTCTTGTTAGGTAACTCAAATCTTGCCAAACTGTCAAAGTTATTTGGTGGTAAAACAGATGTGAGAACTGTCATAGGTGAAGAACTTACGAAGAAGCTTGGATATAAGGTCGATAAGGATATGGTTAAGCCTGTCTTTATGACTAAGAATTATGGACAAGGTGATAAAGGTTTAGTCAACAACTTGATGAAAGATAACAAGTGGGATAGACGTAAGGCTACTGAATTCCTTGAGGCTTATTATAAAGCTGAGGGTGATTTGATACCTGAACTTAAACAACTGCAAGACTTAGTTCAATCTAGAATTAAAGTTGGAAAAGCAAGTGAGGTCGAATGGACTCTCCCTGATGGGTTAGTGGTAAAACTCAACTTTGCTAAAGAGCTTGATGGAACTTATTCTATTAAGGGTAAGGATATTCCAATAAGTATTAAGAGCGCTTCTATTGATGAAATGAGTCGTGCCTTAATGCCTAATATAATTCACTCTGTGGATGCATATGTTGCAAGACGTATGAATGCCAAAGGTATACCTACAGTTCATGATGCTTTCACTATACCTAAGGGTATGGAGAAAATGGCTGATGCTGAGTATACTAAGATTATGCAAGAGATTAACGATAGCTCGTTACTTGATGACATACTTAAAAACATTGGTGTTGATTCTAAATCACTTCCAAAGCGTGACTTACCTAGTTCTAAAATTGCTGAGTCAGAGTCTAAACTCGGAGTTGAGCATACTGCTGGAAAAGCAGAAGAGGTTCAACCGAGAACTATGGACGTTAGCAAATCAAATACAACTGAAGAAGTAATGCGTGACTATATGGCTTCTAGTAATGTTCGACAACTTTCAACACCTCAACTTATAGATGGGCTAGTGAATGAATCGTCGTACAGAACAATGTCTGTCGCAAAAGAAACTGATGATGTGTTTGAAAGACAAATAGCATTGGCTCACCAATCAGCAACATATAATCCTAAGATGGAAATTGATGTACCTGATGGTGTGAATAAAGAAGTTTGGAATAGAGTCCAACGTGACATATTCAATGAAGCTAGGTCTAAACTGGAGTACAATCCGTTGTTGCGTGATACGTTACAAGGCAATAGAAAATACTTTAATAAGCAAGGTAAAATCGTAGGTGATGACAAACAGTCGTTACAGCAATTTATTCAACGTGAAATTCGGAATGACCGTAAGTTAGATAAGTTGAGAAATGCAGATGAGAAAGAAGCGTTAAAGACAGTAGGTAAAGACTATGAATCAGTTAAGAAGAAAGTTGATTCGTGGAGTACTGAAAAGAACTTAAATGAAGACCAACTCTCTGCAAAGAAAACTGTAAATGAAGCTTCTGGTGCTGAACCTGAACCTATGCATCGTGAGACATTAGATGGAGTCAAGAAATACTTTACAGACCAGTACAAGAGTACTGTAGAGAGTAAGGCTTTTAGACGTTTGTCTAATATCCGTAAGACTCGTGATAGAGAAGTGCAGTATGAAGCTGAAAAGGTTTACATTGAACTTGATAGATTGATGAAAGCATCTAAGACTAAATCGAAAGATTGGACTAAGCACATACTTAACACTGACTTTCACTCTATACGTCACATGGACAAAGATGTGGCTATGGACTATGCTAAAGAATTTGATTCGGTTTACCAAAGAGCTAAGCCTTATATAGACCAACATGTCAAAGCACTGAATGACAAATCACAACAAACGGGATATTATCTCAATAATGCTAGACAGATTGCTGATGCGGTTGGACTCGACGCAAGTCATGCTCCAATAATCGATAGGCTTATATCTGTGAAAGCAATGACTGATGATGGTTGGAAGTTTGTTGATGAGAACCGTGGTTCAGAACTTTGGGATATGTCTATGAATATCATGAAAGAGAATAGAGTCAAGTCAGCTGAGAACTTTGCTTCTAATCCACAAGGATTCGTTAAAGGATTCACTAAAGAGTACTACGGAAGTGGTAAGCAATTAGTTGGAAGAAAAGTAATGTGGGATGCTGAAGACAAGGCTGCTCAAGGGTTAATCCCGATGGAAGCTGAAGCTAAGAAAGTTGGTAAGGTTACTGACAAAACTAAAGTCCCTTACAGCAAATTTAAGAGTCGTGAAGAGTTGCTTGATTATGCAGCTGCAAACGATTTGAAGGTTACTGATAAAGGCTTTAGACAAATTGAGAATGCTGATTTAAGAAACCAAGCAGGACGTAGTGATGACTTTACGAGAATACTCTCAGAGACGTCTCACTCTATTGACCAAAAGATGGCTGATAGAATGACTTCTACAGATATACTTAAAGAACTTGATGCAGAAGATTCTTTAATCAGTACTAAACCAAAAGATAACTTTCGTGAAATAACAATGGATGAGCGTAATGCTATGCCTCATTCACTGCAAGGTAAAGTTAGATATGTTCATAAAGACTACATTGATAGAATTGTAGGTCGCAGAGAAACAAGACTAGTTCAAAAGGGAAGAGACGTTGCTGGTGCAAACCAACGATGGAAGATTGCCGACAGACTACTTGGTGACTTTGTTGCTAACTTCAAACAAAATGTTGTACTGAAGAATATATCTTCGTTTAAGAATGCTATACTTGTTAATCAAACTATTGCGACTATGGCTGGAGTTACTCCGACTAAGTCTTATAGATTGCATAAAGAAGCTATGAATCAAATTAAACGTAATGATAACTTAAGAAGCAAGATTGCACTATTGAAAGTACAGGGTAAACCATATAAGCATATACAGAAAAGATTAGAACAATCTGACTTATATCAAATGGAACAACTTGGACTCTCACTTAATCAACTTGATGGTGTTCGTGGAGATAGTTCTCTACTCGCACATATGTTATCTGACTTTACAGGTAATCGCTTTGATAAGATTGCTAATGAAGTTCTACTTAATCAAAAAGGGAAAGCTGGTAAGTTCACAACTTCAGTCTTCTCTACTATTGATACACAAGGTAGATATACTGTAACTAAGCAATTCATTGAAGATGGTTTTACAATGCAAGAAGCAGTAAACAAAGCAAATGGTTTATTTGGTGACATGGATGAGATGGCTCCAGTCCTAGTGGAAGCTATGGATAAATATGGAGCTATACCGTTCTTGAAATGGTATACTCTGACATCACCACAGTTAATGAAATTAGCTAAAGATAATCCAAAGAAAACTGCAATGTTATCAGTTGCACTTTATGCTATGTCAGCAGAGACAGACATGAACTTCAGTACGGTTAATCCGATTGAAGCTATGGTTGACTTCGCAGATAATGCCATGAGTTTAGATTACTTGGAAGCAGTTACTAAGAAAGGGTTTGTTAATCCTACTATTAGAAAGCTGACTCCATATGTCGTTCCTAACGCATGGCAGGATATAGATAGAGTGTTCACTGATGTAGGTGAAGAATATACATTAAGACCGGGAACTAAGCGTAAGGCTTACAACCCATTGGTTAAAGATAGAATTGGAGCTCCGTGGTCTGAAGATAGTTTAGACTACCGTGGGTTTACACAAAAAGTAATACAAGGAACGAAATGATTGAAGGATGGATGATAAGCTTATTAATAGCAATTATTACACTCGTAGCTAGCTACGCAGTAATGAAAAGTAATGTTGCTAAAAGTGCTAAAACCATTGATACTCTAGTCAACGAAAATAAGGTCTTAAACGACTTTATGACTAGTAAAGCGCCTCTGCTTAACCATTTGTCCAAGAAGGAGAACTTCGTGGATGGAAAGATTGAAGAGATGGGTAAAGAGATAGTTGAGATTCGTACTCAAATGGCTCAAGTACCTACTATGAAGAATGTACGAGATGAGTTCGTTTCGAAGGAGCTGTTTCGACAAATGGAAAAGCATATGGACGAGAAGTTCGATGGTTTGCAAGTTATGCTAATGAAGGTTTTAGCTAATCAAGAACGTATGGATAGTAAACTAACACAGTAGTGACAAACAGATGTGAAACGTGTTGCGTTTCCGTCTTATCATTATCTGCGGTTAGTCCTCAGTACGTATAATGCGATAAGGATTTCAATGATAATTGAAGGTTTTAAGCTGGCTACGCTTGCTGTCAAAGGAGTAGTAAACTACTTCTCGGATAGCCAAGAGATAAAGAAAGCCAAAGAAGATGGTAAGATTGCTGTATTGAAAGCTGATGCAAATCAGAAGATAGCGGTAAGTCAAGCCAAGATAAGAATGGCAGAGAGTGGTCAAACAGATGACTATAATCTAGATAGAATTGCAATGACAAATATGAACAAGTCCTACAAGGATGAATTCGTTTTGGGTATATTCCTTGCTCCAATGATAGCGGCATTTTTTCCTGGTTATGCAGGGTACGTAGAGAAGGGATTTAGTGTAATAGCTAAGATGCCTGATTGGTACATGTATTTAATCGTGGGAATGGTCGTAGTTATCTATGGCATGCGAGGTATGTTAACTAAAGTTTTAGATGGTCGATTCACTCTATTTAATAAGGGTAAATCATCGGGAAAGTAAGAGGTAGTCATGCCGACTTAATCGAGATTCTCGAAGGGTGGAGACATAAGGTTTATGTTGATACCGAGGACAATAAAACTGTAGGATTTGGCTTTAATATGGATGCTGTAGGTGCAATGAAGATTTGGGACGATTTAAATATCGCTCCAGACTTCGCTAATGTTTATAACGGTAGTGCTATGTTCGATAAGTACAATGGCATGATTTTGTTTGAGCATTTTTGGACTAGAGCTGAAATACAAGCTGAAGATAGAGCGAAAGAGTTAGGATTAGTTTATGCTGACTTCCCTGAATGGAAGAAGTTTATACTTGCAGATATTGTTTACAATACTGGTAACATCCGTAATTGGACTAAGGTTTTCACAGAGACAGAACCGGATAAAGTTTTATTCGAAGCTCGTAGAAAACAAGAAGAAATAGATGGCAGAGTTGCTAAGATAGGACACTACTTTTACCTGATTAATACATTAAAAGATGCACATAAGATTGGATTAGTTGGTGCTAAATATCTGACGTGACGTTGAAGCGAACGTAGTGAGCGTGTCCATCACCAAATTACTTGTTATGTGGCGACGTTCATTACTGCAATGAATCATCCATTCTAAAAACTCTAGTCGTTGATGTATTCGTAACCAATTTGTCTAATTAAGTGGAGGAAAAGAGAAAAAATATTTTTTGGAAACTCGACTCCTCTCTTATTCTTGCCAAATCCTAACAACGTAGTTACAATGTCTATGTAATGACTCAGCACTACGCTGATTAAGTAGATGTATATAACCTACATATGTAACAATATGTGGTTATGATGTGACCTTTAGGTACATGACAAGAAAAAAAATAGCCTAAGGCACAACTCAAAGTGAGGTTTTAATCTTAGGCGAAACTTAAACATAAAAGTAGTTACTTTGCAGTTAATTTGCAAATTGCTAGATACCCCCTATACCCGTACAAGGCAGTATAAGGGTACTACAAGGCAAGATTAATTGTAAAGTGACCTTTGATATGGATAAGTAAAAAAATAATATATAGTAGTATATGGGTATAGCAAACAGATGATACAATGTATAAGACTGTAAATGTGTATAATATAGCTGTGAAACGCATATTAAGCACCATACAAGGCGATATAGATGGATAATGATGTTTGGTATAGGTAGATGAGAAACGTGCTGTAAATGGCTTTATATTGAATAATATAGAAAAATTTAAGTGTTGAGGTAGAGTCATTCTAACACCAACATGCAGAGCCAACGGAACGCACAGTCTACCCCCCCCCTTATCTACTGTATGTAACCATGAAGCTTCCTTTTTAATCACTGTAAACACCGTAAACTAGGGCATTGTCGTACAATTGCACGCAGTTATGTATGTACATGCATTATAATGGCAAGGTATTATGGAAAGGACAGTGCAAATCAACACAATCTATCAGTGCAAAATCACTACCTACCTAACACATATCACAGTAAACTCAATCATAACATCAGTATCAATACAACGTAGTTGTCAGTAACCTAACGGTTACAATCTTAGTGGAATGGTGGAGACATCATTTATGTTCGCTTGCATCCTAATCAAGCCGTTGGATACTCTCATCGTGAATAGAGTATGGTCACAGCAACTCCTAAGCTTAACATTGGATGACTGATGGAATAGAACATCAAAGCTTAGCATGAGCCTACATATGCACAAGACCTTCATACGAGGGCAACTGCATGAATCAGTCTAAACACTAGGAATATAGGTATATCAGCCGGAATGATATACACGTTTGGCAACTACGGGAAATAAGTTGTGACCGATGCAGAGTCATTCTGCTAACAAGGCTATAATGGCTAACTAACAACGCAGTACAATCAAATAGGTGTAGTCTACATCTCCAACAAGTTGACAACGTAATAAGGCACAGTAGTTGCCTTGTTCGTGCAAGTATAATAGAGTGTCAGTAAGATGACGAATATGAACAAACATTATGTTTGCATGAGTAAGGAATACATCGTGAAGAGAGATATATACAGAAGAGGAACAAACTTCAATAACTTAGTTGAAGCTCTCAATGTTATTGTAAAGAAAAGCACAATGGTGGTTATGTATGGAGCCAAAGAAAACGTATTCAGTAAATACGCACTAAAAGGAATAAAGTTATGATAGAAGTTAACGCATTAATGGCAATAGGTATAGTAGTAGTTGGTTCAGTAATTGGACATTTAATCTCACACGCAGTATCGAGATACACAAGCTTTGAACATTGGCTAGACAGTCAAGCAAATAGATGGCTTTAAAGGATATATCATGGAAGCAAGAACACAATTAATCATAGCAACAGTAGTTATCTTTGCAATCACATCAGCAGAGAGAATCATCACAACAATATCATTTCTTAGTGCAATGCACTAGGACTTGTTTATTTTTTAGAGTAAAGGATTTATTATGAACGAACTTGAACACTATAAAGACCAACTTAAACGCGGAATTGACATAGAAGATATAACACAAGAAGTAATAAATGAATTACTTGATACAATAATACAATTAATAGATACGATACAAGTCTTACAGAAATAACAAAGGATTTATCATGGAATATGTACTCATGAGTCTTGCAGTTACATTTAACTTCGTGATAGTTCTATGGAAGCTCAAAAGACACAGATATTTAGACAGTTTAGTTGATGTATCAATCACAGGGATACTCTCATTCTTATTCAAAGGTAGCTTTGATGGAATGGTAGTAGCAATGATGACTGGTGCATTCATAAGTTTATACTTACTTGCTAATCCAATTAAGTTCACAATGCCTAAAGCATTAATACCTCAACGTAAAACCATTAAAAGAGTATTTATATTCTTTACAGTTGCATTGCTCTCAGCATTGCTAGTATACATCACACTTAAATTCATATAGGAATAAACAATGACTAAGAAGAAACAACAACAAATCAAGCAAGAAGTAATGAAACTAACAATGGAATTCGTAGATAAAGGTCATGACTTAATCAAGGCTAGAGAGCTTGCAAAAGCTAAGCAATTAAATCACTATGTGATTGACAATAGCTATAGTAACAAAGCTCCAAGAATACATCCATGTGCAGGGAGATAACATGAAAACTATAACACAAGAGAATGCAGAACGATTGATTGAATTTGCAATCAAACACAATGCAATGGTAGAACAAAAGAAGTTTAAAAACTTTGACAGATGTATAGTTCTTACAGTACGTGGTACAGTAGGACTAAGAGTTAATCACAATAACAAATCATATGAACTTGAAGACTTTCATGGATTCAACAACAAAATGGACGAACTCAAAAACAAACACACAGCAGTTAGAATTGATGGTTATCATGGATAATCATTCAATAAGTATAATAGTATCATTAATAAGCATGGCAATATACATGGTCATGATGCATGACTTAACTCCAAACTAAGGAGATTAGTTGGCAATATTCAATGACCTAGAACAACCAAAGACAGTTGAGAAACTAAGCATTGATAAGCTAAAAGCTAATCTATCTGAATCTCAATTGAAAGTAGCAAGACAAAACTATAGAGTCGTAATCACCGAGATGGCTTTATACATGGACGTTAACACTCCAGACATAAAAGAGACGGTTTCACGTGGAGTAATCGAAAGACTACTAATGTACCAAATATAGGGAAACAATATGAATGAAGAAATAGATAAGCTTATAGATAAATACACACAATGGTTATCTGAAACTTGGGTAGAAGCAAGAAAGCATACATATCAAATAATAATACAAGACCTTAAAGAATTAAAGGAAAACACATGAACTTAAATGGACTAACACAGTTAGAAATAGAAGAAGAATTCGATAATACAAACATGAAAACAATGTTAATGGTAGAATTGGAACTATTCTTACAACACATAGGTGATGAGCATTGGAATACAATGTCAAATCTAATTGGAACTGGAAAAGAAGAAGTACTTGAAGATATGTTTATCTATATGTTATCAATACTTGGTAACGAGAAAGTAGGCATGAAGATAGGACTAAACAATAACAATGAAGAAGTAAGCACCAATGCAAGAACTTGTGTAGCTATAAGCAATGCAAGAGACATTGAAGTTTACAACTTAATTCAAGCCATAGGTGTATCACCTATCATGAACAAGTTATTCGATAATCCTATCGATAGATTCAATACAGCAATGGACATAGTAGCTGAATTCGATACAGTCTTATTCGACCTACATAAGAAAACAATCAAGCTTGAGAATGGAGACTACACTACAGTAACATATGCTAGAACTGAATTAACATTCAAGGAAGAAGTAGGACTACGTGCTCAATACAATCGTTTCAGACTTCCAATGATTGAAACTCCTGATGATTGGACAGAGAATAGCAAAGGTGGTTACAAACTCAATAAGAGTAAAGTGACTACAAACAGAGGTGATGGTAATCAACCACAAGAATGCTTAGACGTACTCAACAAGCTACAAAGACAACCATATATGCTAGTAGATGGCGTATGTGCTATCAATGAGAATCATTACCTTGTAGAAGAACTTAAACCTAAGTCACTATCATACATTGAAGCACAACAAAAAGCTGATATGATTAGCTTAACAACGGAACAAACATATGGAGCACTCAAAGACAAACCATTCTACTTTGAATGGAAGTTTGACTTTAGAGGCAGACTATACAGCACAGGTTATGACATTAACCTACAAGCTAATAAATACAAAAAGGGAGCTATACAACCATGCTAGCACAACACTTAACTGAACAAGGTCTTAAATGGCTAATGGTAGATATTGCCAATACATATGGTAATGACAAAGCAACAACTGAAGAACAAGTAGCTTGGGTAAACAACAACGCTACAGTATTAGAAGCTCATACTCCTGAAGCTGAATCTCCATATGAATACATGAATGCAGTCAATGCATTACGTCAACATCAACGTGGTGAACCTGTTAAACACATGATGTATGTAGACTGTAGTAATCAAGCACTTCAATTATATGGAGTACTAACAGCAGACTATGACACAGCATATATATGTAATCTTAGCAGTGGTTCAGTAAGAACTGATGCTTATGGCTTACTAGCTGAACAAATGAACATAGAGTTCAACACAGATATATTCAATCGTAAGAACTGTAAGAAAGCACTAATGACTACACTATATGGTAAACGTCATGCTGAAATGGTTATCTTAAATGAAATGAATATATCGCTAGAAGATATAGCAGTACTACTCAATGTAGACATGACTGATAATCCAGATTGGTTAGCAGATAAGTTTACACATGCTATGTCAGTAATCGCTCCTAAAGCTATGGAAGCTATGGAGAAGATACAAGCATTAAATGACGAAAGAATCGACACATACTATTGGACAATGCCTGATGGTTTAAATGTTAAATATGACGTTAAACGTGATATTCAATATGAAGCTGAAAGAACATCTAAAAGTGGTATTCGTTTCTCATTCTCAACTGATACGTCAATCTATGGCGGAACTAAATTCAATGCAGGTATGGCTCCAAATGTAATACACAGTGTTGATGGCTATGTAGCTAGACAACTCATTCGTTCTATGAATGACAAATACATTACATCAATCCATGATGCATTCGGAGTACATCCTAATGACATACAAGAACTAAAAGACAACTATGCTCATATCATGGTAGAACTACTTAATAGTAATCTACTTGAAGACATAATGAAAGAAATAGCAGGTGGTCGTACTTATACAGTACCAACTAAGATTAATAATCTTACAGAAGAGCATATCTTAAGCTCTAAATATGCAATAGCATAAAGGATAACAAATGTTCGTAACAATAACACACTTAGTTCCATTTCAAAATGAACATGAAGTAATAACTGACAAGAAAATAACAATCCTAAATACAGACACAATCAAACGTATTGAATGTGACGTACAACACTGGAAAGGTGGAAGCGATATCAAAACAAAGTATATGATAGTATGTGAAATGGGTAAACAATCATGGGATGCAAGTAGCAGAACAATGAGTGTATTCCTAAGTATATACGAATACTACACCGATGAACTACCGAAAGAACTACAGCCTTAGGGTTGTGGTTTATTTTTTTTACGCTATCGCGACTAACAATTGCGTTTCTCGTCTATCGCTTCGTTAAACGTTTAGTGACAAGACTAAAAACTTACATTATCGTCCTTGACTCTATTAACTTTAAAGACACATGAACCGTTGATTTAGCTTCGCCCTATAGTGGAAAAGAAACTTAGTTACTCACAAGAGGAAACATACACTATCTTAAGGAGATAAAGATTATGGCAGAAATTAAAAACACTGGTGCTTTAGCATCAACAAAAAAAGTATACGCAACTGATGAAGCAGGTATGGAAAAAGATGCAAAAGATTACGCAAGCAGAGACTTTCCACAGACTTTAGAAGTAGTTAGAAAAGCAGGTATTACTGAAGAACAACTATCGAGTGAGATTTTAGCTAAAGCTCTAATCCTAGTTAAACTTGGACATATCAGAAAATCACGACTTGAACGTGTTACATTCTTTGATTAGGATGTAATATGTGTAAGTTCAATAAAGAAGAATTCGATAAATTTAATTTTCAATATCCAGACGACAAAACATTCAATGACTTTAAATTCACAGTATCAAAGATTTCATTAACTGGAGAAGTGTCATATGACAATGATTTAAAATCAGTTATAGTCGGAGCAGTAGAAGTAACGGATGGTAGAACATTGGATTTAATTCCATTATTCTGGAGCAAAGTAACTGGAAATTGTGGAGACTCACATTTTAGTCTTAAAAGGATGTAATATGCAAGATAAAGATTTAGAAAATAACCCAAATTACTTTCCAATGTCAAAACCAAGAGAACATATCCATGGTTGGTACATAGTTGGAGATTGGAGAGGAAGCACATTATATCTACGCAAAAACCTTGAAGTTAAAGAAGGTGTAGGTATAGTAAACATAACAAATAATGGTTGGTTCGATACTAAACAAGATGCTTCAAAAGCAATAGCTGAATATAAAGCTAAATTCAAAGGAAAATAACAATGGAAAAGAAAGTATTATTAAGTTCAATAGCATCTATATTTACATTAGGATATGCAAACATGTTCGAAAAAGGACAGATTGCTAACATTCAACGACCGATTAACTTTAAGCAGTTTAATCTAATTCAATTCCTTATGGATGTACGAGAGTATGCACCATTAAAAGGCTATTACATTAGACCTAATCATCAGATGAAGAAAAAGATTTACAACAAACATTGTCGAAGATTTGAGCGTAACGCAATCTTTAAAAATTTAACATTCAAAACAGGAGTTTAACATGGATTTTATGAGTAATATAGCATCAGCTGGAATTGGTTTTTTATTAGCATTTGGTTTTTTAATAGTATATGAAGAAGCTAAAACTAAGTATTTCAATTGGAAAAGAAAACGTCATGGCCGTAAGTAAGCCTACGCACTATGCTAAAGGCATAGACACAATCAAAAGAGCTGAAGCTAACCTCACAGTAAATGAGTGTATAGCAATAGCTAAATTCAATATCGATAAGTATACTTGGAGAGAAAAGAACCAAGACTTAGCTGATTGCGATAAAGCTATGGTATATCTAAAATGGAGAATCAAATTACTTAAACGTAAAGCTATGATTGCCATTGACAAAGCTGTACAAAAAGCAGGGAACACTACAAAATAAAACTCCCATACATCTATAATATATAGGCTTAGTGTCTAAAAGACACTAGGAGCCGACCATATAAGATATAGATTGCTCCCTACAAGGAAACATAGCTTCAGCTATAAACAATAATAGTGGCGGAATATGACCCAGTGGGACTAGCATTTATGCACCCAACAATCAAAGACGCAAAGCAAATAAACTTCAAGCTTATGGAGCGAGTTGTGACTAGAAATGAATTAAAGAATCATTCTTTACAAACGCAGAAGAGAACCATTCATAGGTGTAAGTCCTATGACTATTATTAAGTTTACTTTAAGTTTAAAACCTCATCTCATATTGTGCCCTACCCCTATAAAAAAATACCTACTCTACGATTCTGGAGTTAAGAATAAGTTACCATACGAACTATGAACTACATCTAAACCATCGTTTTAAAGAAGTGGATACATTTTTACGTAGGGAGGCACATTTGAGAATGAGGTTCTAATCTTAATTGTAGCTTAAATTTACAAATTCATCACATTTCACATCTACAAACATTGACAAACATAGTAAAATTATGTTATAATATATTAGTACTTTAAAAAAGGAAAGCATAAACTGTGCAATATATAGATTGAAGACTATTAAGCTAAAGCTTAACCATGACGATAGAGCAAAATAATGGCAAAACGTAGGTTGAAAAACTTGCCTCAAGAGGTTCGAATCCTTTCATCGTCACCAATGCATTTGGCATTAGATTGAGTTGCTTAGAGTGAATAACGAAGAGTTTCCAATCATGCCATCGGTAATTAAATACGTAACCAAACAAACGGAATGAAATTAAACGAGTACATCCGATATAACATTTGAATCAGATGTCAACTAATTTGTGAGTTCAATTCTCACTGGTTACTGCATATGGACTCAGTAGCTCAGTTGGTAGAGCACTTTTGCGTAATCAATTAATAGCTTAATACGGATTACAAATGCCGAATAGGTCGTTGGTTCGATTCCAACCTGAGTCCCGAACGGTAGTGATGCCGTTCCACTATACTACATTGTAGTAGCACCTCATACTAAGATATTTTCCAGATATGAACAATTATTAATGTTCGAACAACTACGTCGTCTTATGACCGTAGATTATATTACATAGAATAATAACAATGAGGTGTGACTAGAGTGTAGAACACAGAAGACTCCCACAGGAGATGATTTAGTATTCATGGTCGTGTCCTATTGCCTATATGCTTCGCATGGCAATGACACTATGAGCTAAATAGAAAGATATTTTAATTGGAGTACTCAATGAATTATACAATCGAGGAACTCCCAATAGACAAAAAAGGAACCGTAATATATATAAATGTATTATGGTCAACTAGACTTGAGATAAAGATTGGAACAAAGTATTATACAATAAGAAGACCAAAGGGAAAGCATGAGTTAAATGTAACCGAGGGTGAATTCTACGAAGTAATTAAGATTAAGTACGGACGTAGTTATAAGTTAACAATCAAGGAAAAAAAAGTAATAAAGAAAGTAACAGGTCGTTCACAAGAACAGATAAAGGAAGATGTGAAAGATGAACGTGATGAGTTCTACAAAGAACTTGAAATGAAAACAAGACACAGAGAAGCCGAGAAAGCTGAATTAGATTGGAGATAAAGATGAAAATGTTAAAGAAAATAGGTTGGATTGTATTCATTATAATAGGTACAGCAGTAGGACTTATACTAGGATGGATGGAATGAGTCCAGAGTTACAAGATGTATTACCATATTTAGTACTATCAGCATGGGAATGCTTAGCATTAGTAGGTATTATAATCGGATTTATAATAGAGGGGAAAATGAATGACTAAATTAGAAGTAGTAGAGAGTGAGCTAGATAGCTTAAATGTATTCACAGGTGAATTAAATGAAACAGCAAAGTTAATGACTAAAGTATTAAGCGATGAAATACCATTTCATATGTCTATTACTATTGCAAATTATACTATGTCTTCATTCGTAGGACACTTCCACTACAAGATAAAGATGGAAGCTGATAACTTAGTTCCACCTAACATGATTGCATTCATACTTGCAAAGTCTGGAGCAAAGAAAACATCATCAATGCTTACATTAGAGAAAACATTAAAATGTGGATATGAAATATTAGAAAGTCATAGAAAAGCAAAAGAAGCTAAGCTTGCAGAGGAACATGATATTCAACCGAGAGTACTCAATCCTCTATCAAATGCATTAGCAACTGAAGCTGGTATGATACAACGTTTAAATGATTTCAAGGATGAAGGATTAGGATTACCATCAATGTTTGTTGATGAAATCTCAACTGAACTTGCAACCAATCCGGATATGATACCTAATATTAAGTTAGTATCACAACTATTCGATGTAGGTGAAATGAAGTCTAAACCACTTAAAGACAGAGAGATGCAATCTGAAGAAGTAGTTGGAATGGGAATGACAGCATTATTTATGGGTTCAGAACATGGACTACTTGAAGACGAAGCTATCTTACGTAAGTTTGAAACTGAGTTTATATCTAAGTTAAGTCGTAGAGCTTGGTTTGTATATCCTGAATTTATAGAAAAGGTACTAGACCTTAGCAATATAGATGAACTTTTGATAGATATTGATGCTAGAGAAAGCGACAAGAAAGAAGTAATGACAAAGATAAATGCTATATCAACTCAAGTAACACTAAGTGCTATTGAAGAAGATATTAACATTATCAATATAGATGAAGATGCAAGAAGATTGTATAGAATCTATGCTATCTATTGTGAAGAGAAAGCTAAAGATATCGGTGATGAAGCTCTAAACCTAGAACAACAACACAGACATTGGAAAGCATTCAAAGTAGCTGGTGTATATGCAGTATTCAATAGTGCAAATGACGAGAAACGTAAAGAAGAACCTATCAGTATAACAATGCAGGATTTAAAAGAAGCTATAAACATGGCTGAATTAACTGCTGATGACTTAGGTAAGTTCATACAGAAAGCTAAACGTGAGACTTACGAGATAATGGTTGAACACTTCCTTACAGGTGGTGCTGAATTAACAGTACATGAAATGATAAAAATGCAATGGATTAAAAAACAATCAAACTTAAAAGATATGATTATCAATGCTAACTCAAAGTTAGGCATACATGGTAGAATAGAAGAGTTTGGTGACAGAGTATTGTTTGACGTTTATGAACAGTTAGAGCCAACAGAGAGTATCTATGCTTCATTCAAGTTATTACCTAACTTAGAGAAGATGATAGAAGCTGAGATTGAAGCTAATCCGGAGAATGACAATCCAAGAAAGACAGCAAAGGATAAGCTTGGTTGGATGATTAGAGATGGTTATGAATACAAAGAATCTAAGTTTGAGAAACTTGCAAATCTATTAAGTAACGACTGTGCATACACTCCATTTGATTTCAAAGGTGGAATACGTGGCAAAGATAACGTTATGAGTGGAGCTCAATTTATAGTTCTAGACGTAGATGATGATGGTATGTCAATAAATGAAGCATTCGATTTACTTCAAGACTACAAATTCTTAATGGCATGTAGTTCAAACAAAGATAACCCATATAAGTTTAGAGTAATACTTCCATTGGATGTAGTTATAGATATAGATAGAGGTAAGTGGAAACTATTTATGCAACAAGTTGCTAGTCATCTTGGTATAGATATAGATTTACTACCTCAGTCACAAGTATACTATGGTTTCTCAGACAGAGAAGTACTCAGCAATATGGATGGAGACCCACTAGAAGCTAGTGAGTTAGTAAAACTTATAGTTAATCCACCTAAAAAAATAACGTTACTACCACGTAGAATGTTAAATGAGAAGTGGAAAGATAGAATGAATGAGTTTGCATATGCTTATAATGTTAAGTCTGGAGAAGGACTCCACTTATCACTATTTAAAGCAATGAAGCATGCTTATGATTTAGGATTTAGTTACGAAGAGAATGTTGGTTTACTTGACGATATAATAAACTATATTGAAGACGAACCAAGAGGTGGATTCTTAGACTCATTAGAGTCACAAAGAATAGAAGCATATGGAGAACAAGAAGATGAATAGAGATATTATAAAAGCAAATAAAGATGCATTTGATAAATGGTTAAAAACAGGTAGAGTGTGGATTAAACACGGTTTTAACTCTAAATGGAGCTTACAGGATTCAGGATGGACAAATAAATACGTAAAATACATAGCCAATGACGAATATGCTGAATTAGCAATAGCTCAAACTGATGGAAAACAAATACAATATTATGATGTTTACAATGAATGGAAAAATATAAAGAATTTAAATAGAGCTTTAAGCTATGATACAAACTTTAAAAAATACAGAATTAAACCTGAAAATACATACGTTAAAACTGTATCATACTATAATGATAAACGTGGCGTTACTCATGTGACAGAACAAGTTGAAGTGTCTGAAAATGATTTTAAAGATGCAATTACTGCAACCGGAAATTATATGTTCAGAAAGATTCCATAATGATTTACAATATAGCAATAGACGCAGATAGCTTAATTTATAAATCTGCATATAGACACCAACTACGTAGTAACAAAGATGTTACTTACACACAAGAAGAAATAGAAGCTTCTTGGAATATAGAATTAGCTTACTTTGAATTCTGTCAAGAAATTGGGAAGATAAGAAGTGCACCATTTGCAGGTAATGAACCATTACTTGAATATACAAAAGGTGATGAAGTTGAAGTATTAATTGTATTCTCACCTAAGAAATCATTTAGAAATGAACTATCACCAAGTGGTGTTAAATTCAGAGAGAACAAGAAAGGTGGAGACCCAATAGATTGTGGTTATAAAGCAAACAGAAAGTCACCATCAATCATTGGATTGAGAGATTTAAAAGTAATGGTAATGGAAAGGCTTAAAGATTGGGTTCAGATTGTAGCTAATGTTGAAGCTGATGATGTAGTCAATTACTACGCAAGAGAGCATAACTATATGGTTGCAGCAATAGACAAGGATGTCATCAATGCTAATCCTACTCATAGTTATAACTACAATAAGTTCACATGGACTCAACCTCACAGTGAATACGAGATTGAGAAATGGTATTTAATTCAAACTCTAATGGGAGATACAACTGATAATGTAGCAGGAGCACCAGGAATTGGTGAAACTAAAGCTAAGAACATTGTAGAAGCATTAGACTTAGGTTATCATCTAGATAACATTGTAGAGCACTTCGACTCAGAACATGATGCAATATTCAATCATTGGTTGGTACGTATGGACCAATGGAATCCAGACACAGGAGTAGAACTATGGCAATAAATATAGAGCCTGAATTTGAAAAGCATTTACGTGCACTTAAGGTGTTAACCAAATTTAAACAAGAAGCTAATCCATTGATTTTAACACACACATCAGTTAATTCATCATTTGAGTTTGCAAAGACACAAGATGGAACTGACTTTTGGTGGAACATATCTGTAAAGATTAGACATTTAAATCTAAACAAGGAGGATAAAGCATGAAAAAAGTACTATTTCTAGCTGGAGTCGTCTGCTAGATAAATAAGGAGAATACATGGGAACACCAGTATTAGTAATAGGAGATAGTGGCGAAGGAAAAAGTACGATGATACGTACATTACCACCTGAGCGAACAATAATTCTTAACACAGAAAACAAAGATATGCCATTTGAACATGCAGATAAATTCGTAAATAAGATTATGGATTCATATAAGAAACTTGATGGAACTTTAGATGCACTTATGACAGAAGCTGGTGAGGGAAAGTATGACTATGTTGTACTGGATTCCTTTACATCAGCTACAGAAATAATCAATAGATTTGCAGAGTTTGCTTTCAAAGGTTTTGACCAATGGAAGAACTACAACTCTATGATTGTAGAATTAATTATAAAGATTAAGAAGTTAAAACAACAAGTATTCGTTATTGCAATACCTGAGCAAAAAGACGTAGGCTTCAATGACTATAAATCTTATGCTCGTATCAAAGGTAAGGAACTAAAGTATGGACATCTTGAAAAAGAATTCGCAATCGTATTATTCACAAACGTGATATATGATATGGAATCTGGAGAGATGACCGATGTTGAAATGCTGTATAAACCAAATAGGAACAATACAGCTAAAGCACCAATAGGACTATTTAAGAGTAGACCTAAGAACGATGCTTTATTCATAGCAAAGGCTATTCATGAATTCTATGGAAGAGAAAAAAAAGAAGTTAGTTAATCAACTTATAGCACACTTCGAGGGTGACAAAGCAAGAGTAAAGGCAGTAGGAGATGGATGCAAATTACTAGGATATGACCTCAGCAATGAGAAGAACCTAGATGCAATCGTGAAACATCCTGAAGCTTTCTTTACTATTATTACAATGTCAGACTTTGGAGTGTTAAATAAATTAGATGAAGCACTAACAATATTAAAACAATAAAGGAGATGAATTGGATAAATTCACAAAAGCAAATGCATTCGCATTTTTAAACAACTTAGCAGACTCAGTAGAGTTCGCAACACCAGAGGATAAAGCATTATTCTTATCAGAAGTAAAAGACAACTTCGAACCACAAGCAGGTGGTGGAGCATCTAAGAATCCATCTTTCAAAGATGAAATCACAGGTGTAATGATGCATTACTGTAGATTTAAACAAGAGTTTAGACCTGAATCAGAAATGAACATGTTCCAAGGTAAATCTAAAGGTGCAAGTAAACTTGCTGCTAAACATGATTACGAACTTGGTAAGAAATTCAAAGAGCTTAAAGATAAAGCATTAGATTCATTCAAGTCTGGTGATTACACTGCAGGTGCAGATTTTGGTGTTCAAGCAGATGAGCTTGACGCAACACGTAAAGTAGCAAGTACATTCGATGACGAAAACTTAGCATACTTAGTAGTAGTTGAAGAAACTACAGAAGACGAAGCTTCAACTGAAGCCGTAGAAACAAATGGAGAAGAATCATAATGGGTTTTCAATTAAATTTAGATAAAAATGCAGCACTAGGTGCTGGTAGTGGTGGCGGAATAGACACAGGTGTTCATACAGTAACAATCGTTGGAGCTTTCTTAGTAGAGACTAAGAACGGTAACAACACAATTGACTTAGAGCTTGAAACAAAAACTGGTGCTAAAGGTACTGTATACGGTATGTGTATTGATGAAACATGGAAATCTGGTGCTAAGAACTACGATTATCCAAGATGGCAAGAACTTGCCGCTGTACTTAATATGGCTACAGGTGCTACTGCTCCAGTTAAACGTAAAGACTTCAACGGTGTTGAATCAGATGCTGTTGCATTCACTGAAATCACTGGTCAAAAAGTTCAAGTTGCAATTCAAGTTGAATTAGATATCAATGATACAAATGGTAAAGAAACACGTAAACGTAAACTTAACCGTACTTTCTTTGCAACTGGTCATTCATTAGCTGAGAAACAATCTGGTTCTGAAGCTAAACAATCAATCTCACTAGGTAAAAACCTTAAAGATTATGCAACTGCAGCCTATAAAGCAGCTCAAGCAAATGGTGGTGCAACTACTGCAGATGCAACTGAACCAAATGAAGCGTCAGCTCCTGATACAAGCCTAATCTAATGTCTGAAAATTCATTAGGTGACGTAGAACCACAAGAAACTTACGAAGAGGCTAAAGAAAGACTTTCATTCGAAATTGACAACGGTCAGAAAATGAAACGTCTTCTTGATAATAAAGACTTCGTTGACTTATTTGAAGAACAATACATCAAAGCTTTCGCTGTAACTAATGTTTACAACATGGCAGTATATGATGAAGTTACACGTGCTAGAACTATGGAAAAAATGGTAGCTAGAAGCGTATTCACTAAGTTTATTGAGGGTGTTATTGGACAAGGTAATGTAGCTGTAAGAGAACTTCAAGAAATTGGAGATGACTTAGCTGCTGCTGCTGAAGAAGCTGAAGGGCCGATTCCTGATGAAGATACAGTAGAAGTAGAATTAGTAGATGGACCAGAAGCTCAAAGCTAAGCCAATACTTAGAGTCTATGGTAAAAAACCACGAGCAAGTAAGACTAGTAGAAGAATCCATTTCAAAGGGTTCGACTTCTTCTTACACCGCTCAAAAGCAGAGACTGGTGGACATATAATGATTTATTGGGACAAAGTTCCATATCCATGCATTAAGTTGCTAGTATACAACGACGATGATGATATCGAAGAAAAAGCTACTGAATGGATTGATAACAACCTAAGCAGAATTATAGATAAATTCCAACGATTAAAAGATTACGCTCATGTTCCAAAGGAGTTTCTATCAAAGATGAATCCTAATGGAAAGCATGATTACAAAATAGTAGAAGGCTCCAATAGGGACGCATTCTTTCAATTAACTGTAGTAGATAATGATGGTAAATATTTATATCTGTGGTGCAATCCAAATGAAGCTCCCGTTAAAGCATTAAAAGGCAAGCACGTCTTAGACGGAGAAAAGATACTTATAGAGTATCTAAAAAGAAAGGAAAACGTATGACAAATACGATACTACAAAGATTAGTAAACTTCAATATAGAACGTGGATTAGATAAACAAGATTTTGACTTGAGAATTGCATCTATGAATATACTTGAAGAACTATTAGAAGCTCATGGAGTACACGACGTTAAAGAACGTGTAATTACTTCACAACTGTATTTAAAACTATTAGGAACGGTAGAAGAAACTAAGATGTATTATCCAACATTATATAAGCCAACAACTGAGGCTGACATAATTGATGCATTTATGGACATAACTGTATATTCATTTGGTGAACCATTAAAGATGAACTATAGTCCTATACAATGTTTAAACCAAGTAACATCAGAAATATGTTCTAGAACAGGAACAGTTGTTGATGGTAAATTTCAGAAAGATACATCAGAATTCGCTAAGAGTCAATGGACTAAAGCTGTATTCTATAAAGGTGAAGATATCTTCGAAGAGTTTGGTGGCAACGTTGAAAACTAGAGCTGACGTAGTAGTAAGAAGAACGTATGCTAGACCATTAGATGAAGATGAAAATACATTTGAAACGTGGGAACAGATATGTGCAAGAGTTAAACGACACCAGAATTGGTTATGGACTAGAGCCAAAGGTAAAGCATTAACTAAGACGGAATTAGCTGAGCTAGATGAGTTCGAAGAACTTATGATAGAGCGTAAGCTATCTGTTTCGGGAAGAACCCTATGGTTAGGTGACACAGACGTTGCTAAGACAAGAGAAGCATCACAATTTAATTGTAGCTTTACTGAAGTTGAAACTGTATTTGATATAGTTGATGTACTTTGGTTATTAATGCAAGGATGTGGTGTAGGCTTTAAGCCAATCGTTGGAACTCTTAATGGATTCAAGAAACCTATTAAAGACATTGAGGTTGTTAGAACTTCAAGAACTGAGAAAGGAGGAAAAGATTACAATGAAGAAACGTACAATGAGGAAACGAAAGTATGGACTATCAAGGTTGGAGATTCAGCTGAATCGTGGTCTAAAGCGGCAGGAAAGCTTTTTGCTGGCAAAAGGAATGTCGATAAGCTCATCTTTGATTTCAGTGAGTTGCGACCTGCAGGTGCTAGACTCAAAGGTTATGGCTGGATATCCTCAGGAGATGAAGCAATCAGTATCGCTTTTACTGCAATTGCAAGAATCCTTAATAGAAGAGCCGGACAGCTCCTTACAAGAATTGACATACTTGATGTGGTCAACTGGTTGGGAACTATTCTGTCGTCCAGAAGAAGTGCTCAAATTGCATTGTTTGAATATGATAAACCTGAATGGAGAGAGTTCTCAGTAGCCAAACGTGATTATTGGCAATGCAAAGATTGTTGCTCTCACAATACAAAGGTTAATGTATGCCAAGATTGTGGTTCGACTAACGTTGATATTCAACGCATTCAAAGCAATAACTCTTTAGTATTCTATGAACAACCAACGAAAGAACAACTTACTGAAGTCTTCAATATAATGGAAGAGTCAGGTGGTTCAGAACCAGGTTTCGTAAATGGACGCACAGCATTAGCTAGAGCTCCTTGGTTTAGAGGAAGTAATCCATGTTGTGAAATACTACTTGGTAATAAAACTTTCTGTAACTTAGTTGAAATAGATATTGCTAAATTTAAAGGTGATACAGTAGGTATGCATAGAGCTTTACACTTAAGTGCAAGAGCAAACTATAGACAGACTTGTGTTAACTTAAAAGATGGTATGCTTCAAGAGGCATGGCACTTAAACAATGAATTCTTAAGATTATGTGGTGTAGGTTTAACCGGAATAGTACAGCGTGATGACTTAAACGAGTACGATATAAGTACAATGCAAAGAGTTGCAACATCATCAGCTTACTCAATGGCTAAACAACTAGGCTTACAACAACCTAAGAATGTAACAACTATTAAACCAAGTGGAACTTTATCAAAAGTAATGTCAACAACTGAAGGTGTACATAAACCGTTAGGTAAATACATCTTCAATAACATTAACTTCGGTAAGAATGACCCTATACTTCCAGCTTTAAGGCAAGCAGGATATGAAGTATACGATAATCCTAACTTACCTGATGAAGGAACTTTAGTTAAGTTTCCAATAGCATGGGACTCAGTAGCTTTCACAAAAGTTAAGAACTCAAATGGTGAAGTCATAGAAATTAATGATGAATCAGCGATAGTTCAACTTGAAAGATACAAAACATGGCAAGTGCATTGGTGTCAACAGAACGTATCTAATACGATTAGTTACTCACCTGATGAAGCACCTGCAATTATTGATTGGCTACTTAAGAATTGGGAACACTATGTTGGTGTATCATTCTTATATAGAGCAGACCCTAGTAAGTCAGCTGAAGATTTGGGATACCTTTATCTTCCACAAGAAGTAACAACTAAAGCAAAGTACGATGAATATGTAGCGGGATTATCTCCTGTTAACTTTGACGGGTTAGAAGATTCACTAGACAACGAGATGGAAAGTCTCGAATGTGCTGGTGGAGCATGTCCTGTCAAATAACATTTCCTATATCAACCATGACGGTTAAGGAAGTGCGTAATGCTAAAGTTAGAAAAGTAAAACACAAAATAATGACGTTAGAAGATTACTATAATATAGAAGATAGTATCTGTCAACTAACAAGGTTAAGAGCTTATCAACTTGCTGATATATTCGGTAAGTATAAGTTATTTTAAGTTTACTTGTAGGTCACTCTACGGAGTGGCTTATCAATTAAATGGAGATTAAATGTTTATAGTAATGAGAAATAATTGTGAAGTTGGAAAGATATACACTGATGACAAAGAAAGAGCTAAGGAATTAGCAATAGAAATATATGGAAATGAAGCTACAATAAAGGAAGAAGAAGATGAATAGAAGAGGATTTTTAAAATCATTAGTTGCTACGATAGCTACAGCAACAGTTGTAAATGCTTCACATGAAGAAAATGAGCAAGTACTTGATATAGAACCTGAATATGATAAGGATAAACACTTATCTGAATTAAAGGCTGATTACAAATTAGCTGACAAAGTAATAGGATTCTACGATAGAGAACTGATGAAAGCAATGCAGGAAAAAACACTATTCGGTGAGTTTGCAAAAGCAGGGAAGATATCATGACACGAACAGAGGCTCAAATAAGAAATAGAAAAGTATTTAGATTGAGAGGAATGCTACCGGGAATTGGAAGCTTAATTCCAGATGATGTTAAAGAGAAAATACCAACAGGAAGATTATTCATATTCGAATCTGTAGCACAAGAGATTATAGATATACTTGATGAACTTAAACGAAGTAGATGTAAGCATAAGCCTCAATACATAGAAGATGGACATTGTTATATATGTGGACAGAAAATGGATGAATTATAAGAGCTTACTTCGTAGGTGGAAATAAAGATGGCGACATCGAACACGTTGAAGATGAGATAGTATTAATTCAGTCAACAACTGAAGACAGTGAATGTAATTATTTCAGAGTAATGACAATGGATTTTAAAGCAATATTTAAGGAGAAGAAATGATATTCATAAAACAATGTAAAGGTAAAGACTTAAGCAAAGTAGCTAAGTCTAAACTGCAAAAAGGTTTGTACTACGTATCGAAGAAGTATGATGGTAACTATGTTCAGATACATAAAATTGGCAATGAAGTTATATTCTTTAGCAGTGGTGGAATAAGATTCTACTTAGAAAATATAGCTAAACAACTAGTCTTTCTGAACGATGGAGTAAACTTTGTATTGGAGGCTGAATATATTGCAGATACAGATGGTAGCTTAGGTTCACGTGGAGCTTGTACTACAACTACATTTAGAACTAACACTAAGAAAGGTATTGAAAATACAGATACACTAACTAAAAGATTCATGGTATTTGATTGTATATACTATCACGATAGTAAACACTTTAGGACTGCACAATGTCCATCAGAGAGAAACTTTGAATACAGAAAGCTTGACTTAGGACTATTAAATCTTGGACAGAACTTACTCAAAGTAGAACATCATTTAATTGATTTTGATGTAGCAGTAGTAAGTGCTAGAGCTTACGTTGATAATGGTGGTGAGGGATTCTTTGCTATTAAAGCATTCCATCAATATGAAGAAGGCAAGAGAACTAATGATGCAATTAAGATTAAATTTTATCCTACAGTATGGTTGAAATGTACAGGAACTAAACGTGGTGATGGTAAATACTTTGATATGATTGGGTCACTTGACCTAGTCGATGAAAATGGAATAACAGTAAATGTAGGTGGAGGATTAAGTGATGAGCTAAGAGCTAAGTCACCTGATTACTTCATAGATAGAATGATTAAAATAGAGTATGAATCTTTCGATAAGACATACGTACAATTAAGATACAAGGATATAAGATGATAGTAGAATTAATACATTATACACCATTGCATGTATGTAGCGATGCAATACGTAAATGTAGAAATAGCCAAAAACATAGCGATAGTGAAACGCTTAAAGACTGTGAATTGTCTAAGTTATATATAAATCAAGGAGAAGTTTTAGCTAGAGGTTTAGTATACAATAAGATAGGTCCAAAAGATATGGCACTTATCAATAAGATTGGTAATAAAATGAAGCATAGTTCTACATTAGAACATTTAGTTTATCATTTCGATATCAGTGGTATTAGTCGTGCAGTATTACAAGAGTTTGCTCGTCATAGAATTGCAGGAATAACTGTAAAGTCAAGTAGATATACACTCAAAGAACTTAAAGATGTTACACTTGGCGTATATGCTGAGGGTGAAATGTTATGGAACTTAAAAGAGACAGAAAAATTTTTGGTAAACTCGGGTGAAGAATTGGTTGACGAGTGCTCTAGAGGTGCACTTTGGTCATTACAAAAGATATTGAAAGCAGGTATCTCAAATGACAAGGCTAAATATTGTATGCCAGAGTCGTACAAAACTGAGTTGTCATGGACTATCAATGCTCGTTCATTACAGAACTTCTTAATGTTAAGAACTGGTAAGGACGCATTGTGGGAGATTCGTAAATTAGCATATGAAATCTTCAATCAATTACCTGAGGAACATAAGTATCTATTCACGGATAGTTTATATATAGAAAAAGTAACATTATCAGATGGAATTAAGAAATCATTGGACATATAGTCCAGTGGTGTTAACTGACTGAAGTCATAGCGTAGAGTAGCAGAAGCAGATTAAACGTGGAGCACGAGCCTATGATTTCCTTGAGATAACAAGTAAAACAATTACAAAGGAGGTCGAATGAATAAAGAAATAGTGGCTTTGTCTGAAGATACAGATGCATTAGAAATAATAAGAAAACGTTTTAACGTAGAACAAGACAGATTCAATAAAGGATTAGAGTTTGTTCAAGCGGTAATGGATGGAGATTCCAAGAACGCAGCTTATATCAAAGCATTTGGAGTCGAGAAAGACAAGGCGAGACAAGTATCATCACAATTTCATAGAGGTAAATGGATACAGGCATTAATTGCTTATATGCGTCCTGAAGATGATAGCTTATACTTTGGTGAGATAAAAACAATCATAGCTAAAGGAATGGAAATAGTTAAAGACCCAAGGTCTTCTCCAAGAGAAAAGACTGAGGCAATGAAAGCTTTACAACCATTCATAAAAGCTGAAAACAATAGACTCGAAGTCGATATCAACGTTACAGATACCACTGGTGATTCAATCGTATCTCAATTAACTGACAAGATAGCTTTATTAACTAAGGCTGGAAAAATGGTTAATGAAACGGGAGATATAATAGATGTCGAATTTATTGAATAGGAAGCAAAACTTTGTTAGACCTGACTACACCAAACCTTATAAGATTGGTGAAACGTCAAGGATGTTCTTTTCGTGGATTAACATTCATGTAGCTAAAGAACAACACAAAACACCTAGAATGCATTATCAAATGATTGATGAATTAATAGGTACGGATGAACAAAACGTTCAAGCAATGGTTCATCGTGGTGGAGCTAAATCTACTGTGTTTACCAACTACGTACCTATATTCGTAGCAGTAACCGGACAGTTACCAAACTTTGGTATAGTCCATAACTTAGTCATATTCTCAGCTACTATTGAGCAAGCAATTGAGCAATTAAAAGGAGTTAGAGATTTATGGGATGGTAGTGATGTACTTCAAGAATTCTTAACATTAGCAAAAGACAAAAGAGGCAAGACAATTGCTGATAAAGTTGATTACATATGTTGGGAGAATAGAGAAGGACATCGTATACATATCCAAGCTAAGGGTGCTGGACAGTCTATGCGTGGTACAAAGAAGAATGGTTTTAGACCTCAGCTATTGATTTTTGATGATATCTTAGTTGATGCAATTCTTACTTCTGAGACCGAGAGAAAGAAACTTAAAACGTGGTTCTATTCTACTGTAGCCAATTCAGTTGATGTAAGTCATTATAAGAAAATTGTTGTAGGTACGCCTATGACTGATGATGATTTACTAATGATAATGTTACGTAGTTCAGAATACAAAAGTGTTAAGTTTCCAATTGCCGATGTATTCCCTTGTCCTGAAGAAGAGATAGTGTCGTCGTGGAAAGACAGGTTTACACCTGCTAGAATCATGGCGCAATTCAGAGAGGCAAAGGAAGCAGGAGCTGAAGCAGACTTTTATAGGGAGATGATGTTGGAAGTAGTAAATGATGATATGAGAATATTTGAAGAGAAGTGGTTTAAGTATTACAAATACAGTGATATTAAAGAACAGCTTCCAAGAATGAATATTTTCACAACGATGGATTTAGCAGTAACAAAGAAACAGAGTGGTGACTTTACGGTTGTAATTACAATCGGAGTTAACTCTGATGGACATTGGTTTATACTGAAGATTGATGTAGGTAGGTTCAATCCAACCGAAACAATGGACGTGCTATTCAAGCATGTAGAGATGTTTAAACCACATGAAACTAAAGCTGAGAAAGCTGCATTGCAACAAGTTCTAGACCACTTTATAGAACAACGAATGATTGAAACTGGTACATACTTTAATTATGATGGACTAGTAAATAACTCATCAGTATCTAAAGAGTTTAGAATTAATGCATTGCAACCAAAGATGAAAATGGGACACATTCACTTTCCAATCGATATAGACCAAACGGCTATGGCTGAGCTGGAATATGAAATGAAAGGATATATTAAGACTGGTGCAACAACTGCTCATGATGATGCAGTAGATTGTCTAGCTAATTTCCTTGACCCTGAATTCATAATCACTCCTGACGCAAAGTCTGGAACTGAAATTGAAGGAGACGAATATGATTTCTACGATGAAGAAGTTGAAGATAGTTATTATCTCTAAGGAGGTGGTCTATGGTCTTGACTGATTTTAAAGTTCTTTGTTTATCCAAAAGTATGAACAGAGAGAAATTACCAGTTAATACAGACTTTATACCAAAGGTCTATAGTGCACTTAAACGTGTAGCTAAAGATACGGTTCCACTAAGACTAGTAGTCAACGATGGAACAGGTCAACAAATAATGAGGAAGGCTGATGAGTTCATGCTTATTAGATTTCCATTTCCACCTAGAGTAGAAGATGATATCATAGATATTGATGATGCATTGCTTGATGCAGTTGCATTATTCACTATGGCTGGAATAGAACTTTCACGTTCACAACAGTACATGGGATTATACTATGCTGAGATTGAACTTAATAACGAAAGGCTAGTTGAGACATTCTTGCAAGATGCAAGTAACGATAGTCCTCACTCTAGTGCTGCACAGGTATTCGCATAATGAGTACGTTTTATCCCGCTGAGATTCAAGACTTACTTGATAGTGACGATAATCAATACGGAGTAATTAGAAATAGACTTGATGTAGCAGTAGCAGAACTAGAAGTAGTCTTTGCGGAGAACTTTCCTTACACGGAAATAAGAACTGTAGATGGAATTAATTACATATGGACAACTTCGTTCTTAGATAAATGTATGATTGCATTTTCTACAGGCAGTCTAAAGGATATGAATGCTCAAGAGTTAGCTATATGGTATGATTATGTAGCATATGCTGATGAGAAGAGCACTTCTGCAACTGACGATATGTTAGGTGGAACTGCAATTGGATGTACTGTACCTGATGCAAATGGCATATCATATGCTATCAATTCAGATTACGTTATATCTTCGGTTGAATGTAATGACCCAATTGAAAACTATCCTAGAGAAGCAATAATGAAGTCTTTAGACCAAGTGTTCGTTGATATGACGAATTGTGACCCGTTCAATACCGACAATACTCTTGAAGGTGAACTAGAAGATGTATCGCCATGTGCGGTATAATAATAAGGAGAATAAATGGCGACTAATGTACCTGAATTTATCAGTATAGTTAGACACATAAGGGATGTGATATATCCCGATGTATTAGCAAAGCAAGCAGCGGCGGCAATAAGTGCTACAGCAGCAAGCGCAAGTGCTAGTTCATCAACAATATCAATGTGGAAGTCATTGGCTTCTGAGTTGTCAGCTCACAGTACTGCAAATGAAGAGATAGACGTCTTTGTTAAAACTTATGTATCAAACGATGATGGTACTTTTACTATTACAGATACAGATGAGTACAGTGCTAAACATCACCAAGCGTATGCAGATAATGCAGATGCAGTGATGACTATGACGAATAAATTCTTAGATGATAAATCTAATTATATTCATGCAAATGCAATTCACTTTAGAATCAAACCAACTACTGATTTACTCCCCGGAGATATAATCGAAGCTATTGGATTTGATGTAGAGAACAAGGCTACTATAGTTCAAAAGAGAAACAGTAACGATACAATCGCTATTGGTATGATTGAACATGCAGTTCTTGCGGATGAGATTGATTTAGCAATTAAAGATGGATTGATATCCGGAAGAGATACTTCAATATATCCTGAGAATACAGTATTATTCCCAAACGATGATGGTGGACTATCAAGTATTAGACAAGAAGGAGTTTCTCAACCATTTGCAATCGTATTTAGTTCACATGCAACTGAAGGCGTATTATTCATATTGGTTCAACAACCACTAGAATTACCAATTCAAACTGGAAGTGCAAACAAATATTTAAAGACTGATGGAACAACTGTTACATGGTCTGATGTTGTTTCTTCAGCAGGACAAGGATTAAGTTATTTCCTAGGAAGTAACATGGATGATGCAGAGAATTATGATTTAACTACATTCCCAAGTCCTGGAGCTGAAGTTGAAGTTATACAAGCAGCTAGTGATTCAGCTACTGCATTCCCAATGGAAAGATATATAACTGAAGAATTAGGTGGAACATTAATTAATGGTGGACTATGGGTTTTTAATACATATGCAAGTGTAGATAGCACTGCTGGTCTTAGTGAAATCTTAATAAACCTTAATAAATCAGTTGCAAAAGCTGGAGTTATAACTAGTTCTGGAAGTGGTAATACAAGAACATTTACAGCGACTGAATCTACGTTCGTTGCAGGTGATGCCAATGCTGATATAGTTGATGCTAGTGTAATTCAAACAGATGAAGGTACTTTCTATATTGATAACTACATAAATGATAAGGTTGTCGAAGCTACATCATCTAATGCTGGTTATGTGAATGAAACTGAAGTTACTTTTACAATGATGTATAAACTATTTGGTGTATCAACTGGAGAAATCAATAGTGTTACTCCATTGTTACATGAAACTCAAACGGTAGAACAAGAATTTGTAATCGACAAGGAAGATAAACTCGTTGCTTCATACTTTGCAGCAAATGATAATCCTGGAGATAAGCTAATTTCATTATATAAAGGTGGAACTGAAAACTTCACTAACATTATAACTCCGTTGGTTTATAGACACGATGCTTTATCTGGATTAAACGATGGTGATTATCAACACTTAACAGTTAATGAGAAAGATTTATTAGCAAGTGGTTCTGAATCTGCAGATACATTACATCATCATACATCAAGTGGAATAAGTGAGGTTGCTGAATATGTAGTACTTGGTAGAAACACAGCTGGAGCTGGTAATGCAGAACAACTAAGTACTTTACCAGACGTAATAATGACAGCTATAGATGAAGCTCTCGGAACAGAATATGAAGGACTGTAAATGAAAATAACACAACATTTAAAAGACTTAGCTGATGCAGTAGCATTAAGCGGTGCATCTAATGTAATTACAAACGGTGCAAAAACTGGTGGAGCATTAAGTTTAGATTCGGTTGAGGCAACCGGTTCTATTCCAATAATCTACACTGGTAACGGAACAACTCAAGACATAACAACTCCAATGAAGATTGCAAATGACAATGGTGATGGCTCAACTTTAGCTCAACCTTGGACTAATGTAGCTTCGTATACAGTTGGAGAAGTAGCTATTGATGATAGTGCAAGTGGTGACCAATTAGCTTATGAAAATATAACTGGAACTAATTCTTCAACTAATCCACTTCTAGATACAACTAACTGGAAGTTGGCTACTAATCAATATGGTGGTAGATTTAGATTTAAAAATAGAGATGCTACTGATGATAATAAATGGTTTGATTCAATCAGAAGAGAACTAAATAACATCGAAAGTAACACAACTGCTATTGAGGCTAACCTAGCCAATTCATTAACTACAATTGGAGTATCAACTTTAACTGTTGGTTCAGATGTAACTGTAAATACAAATGCAGAAGACTATGTAGTATGGGTAGACCAAACAACTAGAAAAACAGCAGGGTATCGTACAGATGCTGGTGTAATGCAAAATAGTAAGAACAACGTTGGAACTGACTTAATGGTTAAAGATTCAGCTGGTAATCCTATTATAGAACATTACAATCCTACAACTGGATTTAGTATCACTATGGATAATGGTAATGGTGTAGCTGGTAGAAGTATTCCACATAGTTTACAGAGTAAGCCTAGCTTTATCACTAAAAAGAAATTGACAACAGAAGTACATTCATGGGCAGGATATGATAAGATAAGTGGTGCTACTAAATATATGTTATTAGATACAACAGCAGCAGCAGCAGCAAGTAGTATAGTATGGAACGATACTGAACCAACAGAAGAGAATTATACAGTAGGTACATATAATGGTACTAACACAAACAATGAACAATATATCTCATACCTCCAAGCAGACTCAGCTAACCACTACATAGGTGCATACACTGGTTCAGGTGTAGTAGGTAATGTAGTAGACTTTGGTTTAGATATGACTGTAGCTGGTAGTTATGTGATGATGAAGAAATTAAATGGTACTGCAAATTGGTGTATATTTGACAACACTAGAGGAGGAGTATATCAATTGCAAGCAGATACATCTGCTAGTGAATATAGTGATAATCCAATATCTTTCACATCCAATGGTGTTAGCATTGATAATACTAATAATAATTTCAATGCTTCAGGTGGATTATATCTTATCCAAGCATATTCACCTAAATATGCACAACCTACTGATGGAAGTGAAATTGGTGTAAATGCAGATATAGACTTAACTTATACTCAAGGTATAGGACAAGTTAATTTACAAGAAACTACATTAGCTCATACAATTGACTTAAGTGCTTTTGCAGGTGATACAGCTTATATACTTAAAGAGAGAGGCAGTGATGCTATAGGACTTATACAGAATCTAGGTGTAGGTCAATCAAGAATTGATGCTGATAGATGGGGTTGAGTACAGTGCTGACTATAAATTATTCAAAGTGCTTGATAAGACAATGGGAGGAACACCAAATGGTTTACTTACTAATGGCATTACTCTAAAGCTTGATTATGCCTTAACAAAGGCTAGAAAATTAATAAACTATAGGCTTAATTCTGGCTCAAATATAGTAGCTAGAAATCCTAAGGACTGGACTATTGAAGGGCTTGATATAAATGGTGTATGGAATGTTGTAGATACTCAGAGTGGAATAGTGTTTGGTGCAATCCATACTTGGAGTAGTTTGTTTACTATAGCTTCTCCATCTCTATATTATGGTTATAGATTGAATATAACTTTAAACAATGGTGATGCTACTTATGTTGCTTTTGGGGAGCTAGAATTTAACTTTGAAATTTCAGATGCACCTTATCTAAACACACTAGATAAAGTAGTATATGACTCAGGTGATGTAGCTACAGACTTAGTAGCATTAGGTGAATGTAAAGTAGATACACAAGGTAATACATTTGACTTAGTAGAGTATGAACCATTACAGAGTTATTTCAATGATGTTATAGTTCAAGGTGAAGCTAGTCTAAATAGTAATGTTAAGATAGTTGACTTTGGTACAGTGTTTTCTAATAATAGATATATGTTAGACAATCCTTTTGGTAATGAGAATTATGATGGATGTATAGCTGAAGTGCAAATATTTGATGAAGGAAAATGGAAAATACCTCACGAAATGATATTGTATACTTCTTCATATTACTACAGAGGAGTAACTGTTGATTTGTATGCAGATGGTATAGCTGTAAAAACCAGTGTTAATGGATTGGCACAAGCTAGTATTGGTGATTTTTACAGCAATATAACTACTGCACCATGTAGAGTAATAGTAACTAAAATAGGAGATGCAACGGATGCGTAAGATACAAGTAAGTGTAGCTGGAGTTTCGACTTTAGTTGCTGAAAACCTACTAACACAAAAATCTAATGGAGATTATGAGAAGCACTACAATGCTGACATGAGTCTAGAAACTGCTACTATAGATGCAGAAGCTTTAGCTAAGTTAATCCAAGATGGTGAAACTTTAGTTGAAAGTATAGTTGATGGTTACATAGATGTTTACAATAAAGCTAACGGTGTTAACTTTGGAAGTGTTGAGAATTGTTTTACATATTCTTTCGACTTAGAATACGAACATCAACCATTTTGCAATAACATATGTGCATACAAGATATCAATTTGGAAAACTGCAAGAGCTAATCAAGCTATTGCTATTGCTGAAAATTGGGATGAACAAACATTTTTTGATTCACTCCCTAAGTTTGGTGTATAATGTCTAAAGACCACTGTACCGGATTCTTCGAGAATTGGGTAAGATGGAAGAAGCCATCATGGAAAGGTTTTGTATTAGCCTCTCTTTTTATATGGGAGGTATTCGCACTAAGTGAACTATGTAAAGAGCATGATAAGAAATGTTCTGCACATACATTTGCTAAGTTACTATGGAAATATAAAGTCGTAAGTGGATTCCTAATATGGCTCGTAGCTACAATCGCATGCTGGATTAAGTTTCCATTCAAGCTATTTAAAAGGCTATAACATGGCAAATGATAGTAATATACCTGTATTTGAGAAATCAGGAAATGGGCTATCATATGATTTAATGACGTTAGAGAAACAAAGGATATTAGCATTAGGTTGGTGGAAAGGCCAATTTAAAAGATATCTAAATGAAGTTACCACTAAGAAGTGGATTGACGGAGTATACTGCTATGATACTAACATTAGAGTTGGAAGGAATTCCTGCTCTAGTACTGAATATAATAGTGCCAAGATAATTGGTGAATACTACGTTGAAGCTGATATAGTTGATAGCTTAAAATTAATAAGTGATGGTAGCTTTAACTTTAGTGCTAACGGAGTTACTTATGATATAGTAGGACTTGACTTTACTTCTATAGTAAATGTTAGTGATATTATTGATATAATTAATGCAGAGTTATCTGCAACTAAGATATTAATAAATGTCGATGAAGAACAGAAGCCAGTATATTGTGAAACAGATATTTATACTATATGTGATGACGGTTATGGAAATGATTTATACACCACAATAGAACATAAGAACTTACAGATAGAAACAACATCAAGAGGTGACAATAGCAGTATAACTGAATTGACTCCATCTTTAGTTGGGACTTACGTAGGTGATTTGCTGTTGCTTAATAAAGCGATAGAAGATGGTTACACAACTGGAGTTAGTGAAAAGGTTGAGAATACTCGTTCACTACTAGAAACGATTGGATTCGCTGATAGTGATATAGACCAACTTTGTTCAGACTCTAAGTCTAAAGGAATAGCCGATATAGAACTCACATGGGCTCAAGACTACTCTTTCGATAAAGAAGATTTTGAGTACACTGTTGATTTAATTATTAAAGCATTACCATTCCATGACAAGGTTGAAGTGTTTAACTCTTGCGTATCGTATAGAGATAGTACACATTCAGCTCCGTATACACCAAAGAGTGTTTCGAGTTCATACAATAACTTAGGTTCGTTGAATTCAGAAGAGGGTGAACCATCAAGACTGCAGGGATTTTACGATGTAATATACAAAGATTCTTGGTTACTAGATATGGAGAATCAAACAATAATAGTCTACGATAACGATGTAGATATTACGTCAACTATTGATGATACATTACTGAATATATTGAAATCATTACTATGGATTAGTGGCAACAAAGCTATGAATCATGTTAGTAACGAAGTTTATAATACTCAGAATTATCAATTATCTGACGGTACACTTGAAGAAACATATGTTAAGGTTACAACTAAAGAGACTTATGATGGTTCGTTGAAATCATCATTCGTAGATGAATATAAATATTATTCAGCTGATTGTCATGGAAACGTGGACGAAGATGACTATTGTGAGAATGGAACTTATAGTTCAATATACATGAACTACTTATGGCTATATAGAGAGTACGACAATACTTACCAAAATGGTGAGGAAATTGCTGGACTATTCTATAAGAGCGTAAACACATCAGGATGGCTTGGTAGTGAAAGTACAACTAAGTTATATATGACTGTAGATGGTCTAGACAGTATATCACCACTTAAGCTTCAAGATTTAATCTCGTCGCATATTAAATTCGGTGTAATTAAGAAGAAGTGTGGTTCATTCTTTAAGTGTTTCTTCAAAGCAGTACTTAAGTTTATCTCTGAAATATTGAGAATAATATCGTTGTCGTTATACTACATTCCTATGATAAAGGTACAGATTCAAGCTATGATTTGGATTTCAACCGGAGGAGACAAGTGGGTTACTGATAAGGATGAATTCACAAGATACACTACGATTGTAGTTGCGGCTATCATTTCAGCATTAGTATCATTTTTTACTATTGGAATAGGTACGCCTGCCGCTATGGCATTCTTCGCTACGATGACTGCATACACAGTTTATTCTGCACATAAGAATATTGGTGAATTAAGAGATAGCATAGAATTTCAGAATGAGATTGCAAAGCTAGAAGAAAAAGAACGCAAGTTAATTGAAGAAGATATTGAATTAGATAATGGTGAAATAGACGAAAGCATCTTCATGCCACTTAGCGAGGATATGAAGAAAATGGAACATGACCACTTTGGTGATGATTCTATGTATACAATAAAATATAAATAAAGGAGAAACATGGCAAATAATACAGATGCATTCTTGGTTGACTACGAAAAGATATCGGTTAAAATGTTGGGTGCAAGCTCAATTCAAACTAATATGTTAAAGTCAATACAAGAACTATTTGATAACTTTAGCCTTGATAGTCAATCGTCAGCTCAAGTGCTTTCTGAGATAGCAGTTCAAACTTCAGTGCAGTATAATAAAGATGCAATTGGTGCCGCAATGGAACTGATTAAACTTGATTATGAAGCTGATGTTAAGAAAGAACAAGCTAAACTAATTATACGTCAAAAGCAAGGTTACGATGATAATATGCTATTGAAAATAGTTGAACATCAAGCTGGTCTAGCTTCGTTCGCAGTTAATGCAGGAAGTGATACAGCTCAAACTACAATTGATAGCCTTAAGCAAAAGATGACTGCCGTTGAGAATAGAGTAATATCTCTTGATGGTGAAGCCCAATGTCCTGCTCCGCCTAATATAACACCGGTTCCACAGAATCTATCCATTACAAATATCTCTGATACTGTAATTGATTTATCTTGGAGTGCTGTTGCTGAGGCAACTTCGTATCTATTATATAGAGATGGAGTATTAATTGCAACTCAAGGTAGTTTAACATTTAACGATGATGAACTTGACTTTGAAACTAAATACGCATACAGTGTTAAGGCTTCTATTGCTGGTGTTGAGTCTGACTTCTCACAAGTAGTAATTGGTCTTACATTGGCTGAGGTTGTATAATGAGTACTGATAATACAGTTGATGAAACAACTACAAACGACAGAGCCTTTTCAGCTTTCAAGAAAGATTACAAAGCTGCGAAGACTGCAAAACAAAAAGGCATAGATGATTTAATAGCAGATTGGAATGACTTATACTATGGAAAGAGTAAGGTTCTGAATAAGAATCGCTCACAAATAGTTATGAAAGAGATAGCAAAGCAAATAGAATGGCAGAAGCCTAATATTACAGAGCCGTTTCTATCAACGTCACACCCTGTTAGAGTATCATCTCCAAACAGAAAGTACGCTGAGAAATATCTAAATAGTCACTTTACTTCGACATTCAATCGTGATGACTTCATTGAGCAACTGACAGACGTCAAGCTTAGAGAAGGAACTGCATGGGTTAGAAGTGGATGGAAATCTACGGATAAAACCGAAGAATACACTATGACTATGGATGAGATACTTCAGCGTGAAGATGAGCCAACTAGCATTATTAATAATGATGATGGTACTTTCACTGTAGAATTCAAAGTTATTGATGAGAATCATGGTACTGCAAGGGTATGTAGAAACGAACATTGTTTCCCAGACCCAGGTGCTAAAGTTCATGCAGAGTTAAGATTCTTTGCTGAGAAGAGATTGGTAACGATATCTGAACTTAGAAAAACTGGATTCTACCCTAAAGAGAAAATCGATGAACTTGTTGATAAACTCAATGAGAAAGACGGTTCAAGACAAGGTTCGTTAGAGAACCAACGTGACTCAGATGGTGAACAATATGGTCAAGACTATAGACATCAGACTGAAGATGACCCTAGAAAGAAAGTTTCAATTATAGAATACTGGGGATACTACGACCTTAATGGTGATGGTATCGCTGAACCTGTACTTGCTACTTGGGCAGAGAATGAAGATGTTGATTTAGAATTAACTGATAATCCTCTACCTCGTCAGAACATTCCATACTACAATGATGTTTATAGTAAACGTCCATTTAGTCTATGGGGCAATGCTTTGGCTTACTTTATAGGTGATAACCAAAAGGTTAAAACTGGTATCGTTCGTGGTATATTAGATAATATGTCATTGGCTAATAATGGACAGAAGTTCATAAAGAAAGGAACTCTAGATTACATAAACTTTAAACGTATGCGTAATGGAGAGAGACACATCGTAGTTAATAAGACTGATGGTATAGAAGATGGTTCATATAATAATTTACCTAATTCTATATTCAACACCTTATCTATGATTACTTCTGAGACTGAGCAACTGTCTGGAGTTAGTTCCGGAGGCCCTGCATTGAGTAATGATATGCTGGCTAAGGACGACACAGGTGGCATGCAACTTACGATGGCACAACAACGAATGGCATCTTTGGTTAGGAGCACATCCAACTTGTTACGTAAAGTAATGGTTGATTGGGTTACTATGGCTGAGGTCTTTTTGGACAACAGTCAAATCGAAGAGATATTCTCAGAAGAAGAACAGACAGATTATTTTGCCTTTAAGAATTCAATCAAAACGAAGATTAGTCTTAAAGTTGGTACAGATGTAAATCGAACTGTAAAAATGCAACAACTTAATATGTTACTTCAACAATCAAAACAACTCGGAGAAACAGTTCCGCCTGATACATTTAATGAATTAGTTGCTGAAATGTTTGAGTTATTTGATATGTATGAGAAAGCTGAAGAACTACGTAACTACAAACCTGAACCTAATCCTATGCAACAAAAAGCACAGATGTTAGAGCTACAGAAACTTGAACTTGAGAATCAGAAAACGCAGGTAGAAATACAAGCTGCTCAATCTGAAATAGAGAACAAGCGTATGGCTGCACATAAAGGTATGATAGACGCGCAAGCTGGAGCTATGTATAAAGAATCGCAAAAAGGTGAGAAGGATGCTAAAGCTGAGAAACATAGAGTTGACTCTGCATTAGAACCTGCCAAAGCTATTTCTGAAATGCAAGCAAAAGCACAACAACAAGAACAACAAAGGAGAACCATTTAATGGCACTAGAAGAAGATTTAGAACAAGAGTTGCAGGACATGATTGCGGAAGCAGACAAAGAACGCGAAGAGGATTTAGGTGGCGATGATGCTGCTGATGATGATAATGATGGTCAAGAAAAAGAGGATGAAAACTTAGATGAAGATGAATCTCCTGACAATGACGATGATAATAATGACGATGATGGCGATAGTGACGATGATTCCAATGATGACGACGCTGATAAATTAGACGAAGATGAAGACGAAGATGGTGATGAAGATGATTTTGAACCTATTGAAGTTGAGATTGACGGAAATAAGATAACAGTTAATTCACAGGAAGAGTTATTAACTCTCGCTAGAAAAGGTCTAAAGTCTGTAGATATCAAACCCAATGTTGATTCAGAAGTTGATGCTTTTGTAAAGCAAGCTGGATGGACTAAAGAAGACTTAACTTTATTAGCTGATGCAAGAAACGGTGATGCTAACGCTATCGCTAAACTTGCTGAGGTAGCTAAGGTTGATGTACTTGATATTGAATCTGAAAAAGCAGGTGATTATAAACCTACGTTTGAAGTACAGGCTCAGTCTGAAATTGATATAGTTGCTAGTGAAATACTAAATGACACTGAACATGCAACTGTGTTTAAAGATACAGTGAAAACTTTACCTCAAGACTTCGTACAGACTATTTCGAATGATGCTGGAATGCTTAAGGCGTTCTCGTCTCATCTTAAGAATGGTTTAGCACAAGAGGTTATACCTCAAGTAAGAAAAGAAATGGCACTTAAAGGTGGAACATTCTTCGAGAACTACGCTAGACTTGGTCAAGAAGTTTCCAACAAGAGAGCTGATGCTGAAAAGCCAGCTCCTAAGCAAGAACAAAAGAGAGAAATCTCTGAGAAAGAAAAAAAGCTGAGAGCAAGAGCCGATGGTTCTGACAACTCACAGTCAAGCAAGAAAACTAAGACAACTGCTGAAGATATACAAAGTATGTCAGAAGAAGACTTCGCTAAGTTAATCGCTCCAAAAGACTAGCATTTATGCTGGGTGGGAGGGTGGATTAAACTTAGGTTTTGCTTATGCATTCAGACTTGCTATGACTCGTCATAAGGTCATAGTGTATTAATTATAAAGGATTTTTATGGCAATTCAAAATTCAGGCGGATTTTTATCTGC